GGATCGGCGTGGTGAAGCGTTAAAGTGCGTACCAAGTAGACCACCCGAGAAAGGGGGGTGAAATCGATTCTAGGGGCATTCTCGCTCCAAATTTAGCGTTCTAGATTTTACGTGGTTTAAGATAGGACATGCAATGTCCGAGGGTGAAATTAGTTCACACATGTGAAGTATTCACAATAGGAGTCCGAAAACAGGAGTGAGAGAGTGGACAAGTGGAGGCACGAAAAGTTTTTGGGAGCGGGTGCGAGAGCCAGAACCAACTGCATCACCTTCCCCAGTATCTTTTTGATGCACCAAGGCAGTCCCTATGCATTTATGACCATGCAAACACGTGTCAAGCATAAACGTAGGACACGCTATGTCCTATGCGATTCCTCGAGGAGAATCTTGACCGATTCGGGAGTGGGATTACATGCGTGATCACCAACCCATATGCCGAAGAAAACTGCTCAGAATGTTGAAGCCCCCGAGGAGAATCGGATCGCACTGGTGGCGAAAGAATGTGAGGGGGCGAGGCTGGCATGCGGTACACGAGCGAAACCCACTCCGCAACTCGCTGAGAGCTTTGCGAAACTCATGGAGCTGGGAATGCCGATGAGCCATGCGTGCAATCTCCTCCGAGTGAGTGAGACGAGCGTGCAGAAGTGGAGGACGTTATTCCCCGAGTGGCAAGAGGCCATAGATCGAGGGCGTGCGTTATTCGTGCAGGAGCACCTTAGTGGCATCAATGAAGTCGCTAAAAAAACGTGGCAAGCTCGAGCGTGGCTTCTCGAGCGGTGTCAACCGAAGTACTTCTCGAGAGCACAAGAGATAGCCATAGGACATACCATGTCCCAAGCTCTGGGTGCTGAAGTTTTATCCAGACTAGCCGATGAAGAACCAGACAAAACTATCACCCTCTCCTCTGAGCAGAATAGTATCGGAGAAACTATTTCAGCTGGGGAAGGCGGTGAACGATCCATCCTTCTCTCAAAAGATTCTCCAGATCACCAGAATTCAGAAATCACAGAATCGGATCATTTAGCCCCCCCCACCACCCCCCCTCCCCCCGCCACCACTACAGTATCCCCCCCTTCGAAAAAAATTTCATATAAAAAGAAGCCCCTCACCTCTACAGAGAGCCAGCCCTAGAATACCATGGCTGTACAGAAGCGAGCCGTAAGCACTGGGCCAGCCCCCGCAATCGACTACAGTCTTTTCCGCAAGAGCCCTTCTGCATTCTCAGAGCACTTCCTTAAGCTTCAACAATACGATTGGCAAAAGAAGGTGCTGGATGACTTGGCATCTTTTAACCGAGTCGCACTTAAGGCTGCCAACGGCTCTGGTAAGACCAGCATGGTGGCTGCTCCGTTAGTTGTATGGTGGTGCGCCAGATTCCCAAGAAGCCAAGTGGTTACCACCGCAGGCGTGTTTAGACAAGTACGTGATCAGTTGTGGCAACAAATCCACCAATGGGGGAGCGTGTTAAATGGGTGGGCTATTAACGCTTCTGATTTAGCAGCTCCCAACGGATCAAAGGCGATTGGATTCAGTACTGACGAACCCACTCGATTCGAGGGGTGGCACAATGACCGACTCCTTATGATATTTGACGAAGCTAAATCTATCCCAGATGGGATATGGCACGCAGCAGAGCGTTGCCAGCCAACATCTTGGCTGGCCATGAGTAGTACTGGAAACATCGACACAAGATTCGCAAAGTGCTTCTTAAACCCTACCAGCAAGTGGCTTAAACACAGCGTCACTGCTTACGACTGCAAGCATCTCGTAGATCGTGGCTCTTACATCCAAGACCAGATTGATGAGTATGGAGCAGATCACCCTCTAGTACGCAGCATGATCTTTTCAGAGTTCTTGGCTGGGGATGAGGGTGACACTGTTCTTAATATGAGCAAGCTACGTGATCTAAAAGACAAGCCACCGAAAGCACTTAAAGACACTCCCCTCGCATTTATCGACTGGGGAGGTGGCGGTGACGAAACAGTGATAGCGGTGCGTAATGGCAACAAGGTACTGCCTTTGATTGCTTGGGTGGCTAAGGACACCATGAGCACTGTAGGCAGAGCTATGACTGAGCTTAAGAAGCTTGGAGTGCCTAAAGATGGAGTGTGGGCTGACGATGGTGGATTGGGTAGGCCGATGAATGATCGAATGGCCGAGAACGGCTGGAGCGTGCATAGGTTCAACTTCGGAGCAAAAGCACGCAATCCAGCCTATATGCACAGAGGGGCTGAGGTTTGGTGGGAGCTTGCGAGGCTGGTTGAAAAGAAGGAAGTCATCCTTCCAGACGATGAGCTGCTTAACACTCAGCTAGTCACAAGAAGGGTGAGGGTGAATTCAGCTGGAAAGCTTGGATTGGAGCCAAAAGACGAAATGCGGAAACGTGGAGCGTCCAGCCCAGATCGAGCCGATGCGGTGGCTGGAGTATGCGGAGCCGTTCCCATGGGAGGAGTGTTGACTGAATTCGAAACAGACAGTACATCCGTGCGTAGCAATGAGTACTTCCCACAACAAGAGGTGGAACGTGAGTTCTACGCTGACTGTGGAATCTTTGCAGGAGGTGAATAAATGAATAGTTGGAAAACTACTGTGGCTGGAATTCTATCAATCGTGGTGGCTCTCGCTAACGCTGGGCTCACCTTTTTGAAAACTGGATCGGTTCCAGAGATTGGCACGCTTATCGCTGCCATCACTGCTGGCGTGGGACTGATCCTCGCCAAAGACGCTGTCAAATAAGTGATCAGCGCAATCATCGGCATACTCAGTGCGATATTCAGCATCCTTGAAAAACTTATCCCAAATCGTTCTGAAAAGAACATTAGGGACATTGTAAGTGAAGCTGAAAAGAATCGTTCTGCTGTTAGCTGGTGGATTGCTAATGGCGGGTTGCGCCACGACTCAGACGAGAGTTGTGACGAGCCGAAACGCTGAAAGGCTAATGGAAAGACCAGATGCAGAGAGTGCAAGAAAAGCTGCACCCATGTGGTGCAAAGACGCACTCAACACAATCATCGACCTAGAAACTCAAATCAAACTGAATAACATTAAATGAAAGAACGTAACGAACTTTTCACAGCACTGATCGGAGACATTCGTGCTCGCACTGGTTGGGAGGAACGACAGAGACTTTGGTACGAGATGCGTCATGGTGGACTTAGGCGTAAGCGCCGTTTGCCTTGGCAGGCCGACCTACATTATCCACTAAGTGATAGTATCGTCTCGAAACTAAAGCCTTTTTATTATCAGCAGATTTACGGCAACGAGCTGATTGCCACATTTACAGAGACCAGCCCATATGCAGACGAGAAGCTTTCTCGTGCGGTGAGTATCTGGTTTGATTACCACTTAAAACAAAAGAGCAATATCGAGCTAGAGATTCTCACTTGCATCGATCACCTTCTCACAAGCGGTCTTGGATATTTGAAAACCAGCTTTGACCCCGAGACTGGTTCGGTTCGCTTTGATGCGGTTGATCCAATCCACGTAATCTTACCCTACTACTCCGATGACATGCGGAATGTGGAGCGCATAGCACACGTGATGCACATGAGCCATGATGCCTACAAAGGTAACTCGCTATACAACCAAGAAATTCTTGAGCAGATCGTTGGCCGACAAGCTGACGGAGCTAAGCTCACTACTTACGAGGATGTGAAGCTTCGGCGTGAAGGAATCACTGTTGGAATGGATAAAGACCAAGTCGTGGTGTGGGAAGTTTACGAGCGTGATCCAAAGAAGAACACGATCTACGTTCACACGTTTTCACCAGTTGCGCCAGAGCTTGATGTGCGACCCACGTTTGAGCTCCCCTTCTCACACGGACAAGTCCCATTCGTTCCGTTTGTGATGGAGGTAAAGGATAAGGGCGTTTATTCAAGCCGTGGTATTTGCGAGGTGGTGGCTCCTTTCGAGAGCTACCTCTGCAAGCTGATGAATGAAAAGGCAGATGCCATCACTCTTTATAATCGTCCAATGTTCCGCAGTGAGCAGGACATTCCCAACTCGAACAATCTTCGATTCGGGCCTGCCACAGTCCTCCCAGTCGGGGTGGCCCCAGTACCAATGCCTCAGCCTCCGATCAGTTTTGATCAAGAGATGATAAACCAGCGAATGATCGCCGAGTATCTGGTGGCCATGCCCGATTTTGGGATGGGACAACAACAGAGTTCAAAGAATGCTCGTACTGCAACTGAAATTTCTCAGATCGGGGCACTCATGGGACAAAGCACCGATCTTCGTGCTCGGGTATTTAGGTTGTCTCTTGCACAAGTTTATCGGCAGGCGTGGGCAATTCTTTGTCAATTTGCCAAGAAGGACTTGGTTTTCATGTTTAATGGCAAGTTTGGAATTCTTCCAGAAAAGGCTCTGGAGGCCGAGTATTCTGTGATGCCAAGCGGAAGTGCTGACGGAGTTAACAAAGCAGTTCAGTTCCAGAAGGCTGTGGCACGAATGCAAATGTTCGCCAACAACCCCACGGTTGACCAAGTGGGTCTTATCCGTTCCGTTCTTGAGCAGGATGACCCATCTCTAGCCAACAAGCTTATTGTGGACAACGGAGCCAAGGCTCTCACCGAAGGTGAAGAGCAGGCCATGGAGAATCTTGTGATGGAGAGCGGAGTGCCAGCAGCAGTGGACGGAAACGATGACCACATGGTGCACATCCAGACTTTGGTTGGAAGGGTGCAGCAAGTGCAGGCTTCTGGCGGTGGTAATCCGCAGGCTCAACAACTTTACGCTCAGCACTTAGAGCAACATTTACAGGCTCTAGGACAGCGTGATAAAAACGCAGAAAGAGCTATTAGGAAGCAACTTGCACAGATGAGTCAAGCCATGGCTCAGCAGCAAGCTCAACAACAAGGACAACAGCCTGCTCCTCAGCAGGCGTAACAATTATGCGTGCAATTAAAAATATGTTGCAGTCACTCAAGCTAGCATTACATCTGCTGCGATATGTTAAGAGCGGAGGCAAGCCAACTTGGGACGATGCAGACGCAACAGAGTACTCAAGATTCATGGACAGCTACGCAGGAAAAAAGCTGTGGGTTTTGCTCAACCAAATGCTCGAGCAGCGAGCCGTTCACGCTTGTAGCGGAGGAGGTGGTTCTTTCGCCTCTGGCAAAATCGCAGGGTTCAGAGAGGCAATAGCCGTCTTGGAATTTATGCGTATGTCAAATCAGAACGAAGACTTTTCCTCGGGAGATGAGACTGGGGTCGGCTCGTCTCTAATTGAAAGGTATAGACCCTAAACTTCGGGAGGGATAACCCGCAAACCCTATGGAACAAGGCACCGAAAATACGACACCAGTGGACGCTGGGGTCACACAAGAATCTGGGGAGATCACGGAAGCTCAGCTTCGTGAGATGCTCGCCGAGATGGACGGAATTAAAACTCCGAAAGTCGAGGAAGTAGCTCAAGAAGCCAAGCCCGAAGAGCCCAAGGCGCAAACCCAAATCGCCGATGGGGATTCGAGTGCAGCCGATAAGTCCGAGCAAAATAAAGAAAAAGCAACCACCCCTACACCAGACGTGCAGGACAAAGTGGAAGCAAAAGAAACGAAGGAACTCCCCAAGGACAAAGGGGGCGCATCAGAATCCGTAGACAAAACGGATTCCAAGTTTGCAAAAGACAATGCTCGCCTTTCCGAAAGCTGGAAAAAGCTTGAGGAAGAAAAGGCAGTTGTACGGAGGCAGGCTGAGGAGATTAGGATCGCTAAAGAGAAAGCCGAAGAAGCAGCCATTAAAGCTGCTGGTGGTAATTCTCAATATAGCGCCGAAGAGCTCCGCAAGTTTGCCAAAGACTGGGATTACGAAGGCAAAGACGATCTAGCTAAAGAAGCAAGGCGTATGGCCGACCAAGTCGAGCGTGCCAATGAGATGAAGAAAGAGCGTGATGATCGCAAGATGAGGGAGATCAATGACATTCGCCAGAGCACAGCTCGGCAAGTGCTTGATCAGAACCCAGAGCTTAAAGATCAGAACAGCACTCTCTATAAAGCAGTGGCAGGCATTGCAAACTCGGAGGATCAGTCCATCCGTGATTTCATTAACAATCACCCCAATGGATTAATTTATGCAGCCCAGATCGCAAAGATGCAGATCGCTGCGGAATCTGCTGCGTCCCTCAAGTCAGAGGTGGAGAAACTTCAAAAAGAAAATGCCGATTTCAAGAAGCGCTTGAGCGTTGGCTCTTCCAGTCCATCTAAACCCTCACAAGGCAAAAAGTCCTTTGAGAAGATGGACGGAAAAGAGCAAGAGGATTTCCTCAACAAGCTCGTGCGTGACTATGACAACGGCGTACTAACAGGAGTTATATAATTTTATGGCAGACATGAAAATTGGCTCTGGCGGTGGTTCTACTAACCCAGCTTCGCTCGGTAGCTATTTCCAGCCAGTTCTAAATAAGCAGTTGATTGACCGCATCTCAGAAACCCTCAAACTTAACGAGCTCGCTCAGCAAGTTGATCTTCCGAAGAACCTCGGCGCAAAAAGCGTCAAGTTCTTCCAGTTCGATGTTGCTCCCGATGCAACGAAAGTTCAAACCCTCAGCGAAGGAGTTGCTCCTTCTAGTTCCACCTATCGTGAACTCGGCCTAAACACTGTTTCGGTTGATTTGGCGCAGTATGGTGAAATCCTCACAGTTTCCGACCTCCTCTCGGCGACCAGCTTGCTGGACGTTTTGAAAGAAGGAGTGAAGGTTCTTGGGCAGGATGCAGCCTTGAAAGCTGACAACATCAGTCGTGACGCTCTCGTCACTGGCACCGACATCCAAGGCAATGGCGCTGCGAAGCGTTATGCTGGTGGAAGCGGAACTGGCAATACTACATTCGCCAACATCAAGGCAGCCACAGTTGCGAACTCATTCATCAGCTCGACTGATCTGCTCGATGCAGTGACTCAGCTGAAAGCCAACAAAGCCAATCCGTTCAACGGAAAATTCACCGCTATCGTGCCTCCGCAAGTTAGCCGTGACATGTTCCGTGATACCGATTTCCTCAACAACATCTGGTATGGTGGGGAAAAAGGAGTCGGAAGCATTGTAAAAGGCGAGATCGGGACTTTTTACGGAGTCCGTATTGTGGAAGCAAGTAACCCCTTCATCGAAGCGTCTGACGCTGCGTCCGAAGGAACCTTCGCTTCTGGTGGCAATATCTTCAGCACCTTGGTGCTCGGTGAGAATGCCTTCGGAGTTGTGAAGCTCGCTGGCGATTCGCCCATGTCACCCAAGGTGACTGTGCTGACTGCGCCCGATAAGAGCGACATCTTGAATCAGTCTATCAAGGCTGGTTACAAGTGCTACTACGCTGCGAAGCTGTTGAACGGCAAGCGTGCTGTGGTGGTCAAGTCCAAGTCTCGTTTCGTTAACGCCTCCTAAGTTAATGGGTGGGGGATTAATCATCGTGGTTGGTGATGGATCGGGGGGAGGAGCTCGCAAGAGCTCTTCCCCCTCCCCTACTTCAAAAGGAAAGGAACATATGGACAAGATGAAAGCAATGGCTCAAGAGGAGGCTCAAGAGACTCCCGAAGAGCAGAAGGCTGAAAAATCATTCACGATTCCAGCATCTATGGTGCCCGAGGGTGCCGAGGTTGGAAGCATGCTGAGGATTGAAGGCCAAATCAAAAGCGTTGATGGCGATACCGCCACTCTCGAATGCGAGAAGTATGAAGAAATCGCAAACGATGGGAACGAGCCCTCCGAAGAGGATGCTCGTGCTTACGCAAAACAAATGGACGATGAAATGGGGTACGCTGACTAAATGCCAATCTACACCTACCAGACTCCAAAGGGCCCAGTAGACGAGATTCGCAACGTGGAGGATCGGGACAAAGGGGAGTTTCCCCGCACTCTCACATCCATCTACGTACCAAACGGAGCTCAAGACCCTAACTCAGCGGAAGCTGGAGCTAAGCGGTACTATCGGGAAACGGAGTTGAAAGGTGAGAAAGTAAGTAGTCACTACACCAAGAATCAAATCAAAAGTATTTGGGGGATATAATTTATGCCTAATTTAATGGATATTGATCAAGATACGAGTTTATCAGTAGGACAGAACGGAGCTCGCTATGTGAGCACGCTGGCAACTTCAATCACTGGAGTCTTTGGCGCAATTCAAGCTACTGAAGATGCGGTATTCACATCCATCACGGCTTCTAATTGGACTGGAGATTCTCCTGCGAATTTGAAATTGCCTGCTGGAGCATCCATCTTTGGCGAGTTTACTGCTTTCACTCTTACGAGTGGAAAAGTTCTTGCTTACAATAAATAAGCCAAGGGCTTACTAGATGAGACTAGGTAATAGCCTTGGGCTATCTTCTGGTGGTAGCACCAAGTCTGTCGTGCGTACTCCTTCCGTGTTTACGTACTCGGATGCATCCACAAGCACAAGTGATGACTGGGCTCTAAGTTCGTCTAGTTATGACTCAACAAAGGATTTGACTGGGATTAGCTTCGGCACATGCGTGACCGATATTCTTACAGATGCATTTCAGAACAGAGGTTCACTAACTTCTATTTCTTTCCAGTCTGGAGCTAGAATTAAAAGCATAGGTCAAACTGCTTTTATTGGATGCACCGAGATGACATCGTTTCCGCTGCCAAACAGCTTGGAGGTTATTCATGATAATGCGTTTGCATATTGCTCTAAACTTGCAACGGCAAACGCTCAAGCCGCCAGCCAGTTAAAGACTATTGGAATTGGTGCGTTTCAACGTACTGGATTAACCACTTTTAACATTAGGGGGAACGTCACAAAAGTGGATCACTACGCTTTCTATAACTGCACATCTCTGGCTTCAATAGGAGGAAATCCAGCATCTCTTACAACTATTGGTGACTGGGCGCTCTCGGGATGTACTTCGCTTACAACAATCAATATCCCATCGGCTGTTACAAGAGTTGGATATAGGGCGTTTACCGATAGCCGAAACCTTGCAACAATCTATTTCTTTGGAGAGAAGCCAATCCTTAGTTACCCACCAGACGGCTCTAGCGATATTGCAGACCTAGCTAGCGGAACCAGCGCAAACGTATCCTACTGCACTGTTAGAACAAGCTGGAGCGGAACTACTACTTTTGGTGGTAGGCCAGCATCTTCTAGAGTTTGCTAGTATTTTTATGAATGATGATTACGGAGATCGGAAGGCTTTGCTTGATGTGCGTGAACGTGTAATTCGCATAGAAGAAAGACAGAAGGGAGTAATTGATATGATGCAGCTAAGCCTTAGTCGATATGCCGACCTTCATAATCGTGTCTCTTCACTTGAAATGACTAGACATAGAGTATGGGGAATGCTTGCCGTAGCTGGACTTGGTTTTACAATGCTATGGGAAGTGATTAAACAGAGGTTTTTTAAGGAGTAATTATGCCAGATATTTCCACACAACAAACATTTGCTAATGGTGACTTGGTAACTGCCGATTCTCTTAATAACATATTGGGAGCATCATCCATTCTTCCAGAACTTGTTTCCAACAAGCCAAACAAAACAGATGTGGATGGGGCAGCAGATTTTGCTCTTATATATGACAGCGGTACTCAAACGCTTAAAAAGGCTTCTGTGACTAACATGAGAAATGCCACTGGAAGCGTTTCTTCATTAACAGTATCTGGAAAGATTACTGCGTCTGGAGGGGTTGATGGGGCGCTAACTGGAAACGTGACTGGAAACGTGACTGGCAACTTAACTGGAAATGTGACTGGCAATGCATCCACGGCAACAGCCCTAGCCACTGGTAGAACTATTGCTCTAACTGGTGACGTTACATATACTTCTCCAGCTTTTAATGGTTCCTCAAATGTGACCGCAGCAGCCACGCTGGCAAATACGGCTGTCACTGCTGGAACGTATGGTGGCACATCTGCTCTGACTCAAATCACTGTTGATTCAAAAGGCAGAATTACTAGCGCATCTAACGCAACTCCAGCCGACAACTTGATTACCAGTGGTATGCTTGCCACATTGAGCCCAAGTCCAGCTGGCTCATACGGAGGGGCTACAACCATTCCAGCTATTGCTGTGAATGCGAAGGGGCAGATAACATCTGTGACTCCGACTGCTGTAAATGTTACGCAAGCTGACGGAGCTATCATAACAGCAAAGATTGCCGATTCAGCGGTTACAAGCGTAAAGATTGCAGATGGAGCAGTCGAGACTGCTAAGCTTGCATCTGGAGCTGTAACCACAGTAAAGATTGGTGACGGACAAGTAACTGGGACAAAGCTTGAGACAGTGACTGGGCTAACAGCAGGCACTTATGGTGGCGCATCTGTATCTCCGACAATAGCGGTTGATGCGAAAGGTCGCATTACATCAATATCAACGGAAGCAACAGTTGTAACATCCCCAAGGACAAGGGCCGTCATGTTCCCAGAAGTGCTTGGTGGTTGTTCTGGTGCTGGAAATTATATCAACAACAAAGCAATGTTTGTTGATAGTTTTAACTTTGTCCGTAGTTCTGGATTAAATAATGTTGGAAGTCTTGGCTGGGGGCAGGATGCGCTGACAACCGACACTCCGTATTTTATGTATTCACCAGTACCGCTAGCAACTGGTGATACAATAAAAAAGATTTACATGAATCAGTTTGGGGCATTTGTTTTATCTACAAATGGTAAGCTTTACGGAACTGGTCAGAATGCAACTTATGGTTCTCTAGGAATTGGAGTTGCTGCTGATAGATTTGCATTTACACAAATTACAGCGCTGAGCTCATTTACTATTGTTGATTTTTCATGCGAGCAATCTACTAATGGCGCAAATTATCATTGCTTGGCAGTTACAAGCACTGGAGCTCTTTATTCTTGGGGTTACAATTTGCAGGGCCGACTAGGACTTGGTGATGCTGTAACGAGACTTACGCCAACCCTAGTAAGCGGTGGAGACATAGCTGGTAAAACAATAAAGAGATGCTTTGCCCTTAGTTGCACATCATTTGTTATTGATTCAAATAATGATTTTTATGCATGTGGATTTAATACTACTGGATGCCTAGGACTTGGAGACTTAGTTGATAGAAATGTTTTTAGGCAAGTGCCGTCCTTAAAGGCTAATGAGATTTACTCTAATAATGGGTCTCTCACTGATGGGTATCAGATACATACTACATATGTTTTATATAATGGTAATGTTTGGTCTACTGGGTACAACGGATTCGGAGAACTTGGAATCGGTAGTCAAGTATCCAAAAGCAGCTTCCAGCCAATAACTGCTTTGTCTGGAGTTACTAAAATATCATCTAGCGAGGCTTACAATACTGGAAGCTCAGCTGCTGCTATTTTAACAAACGGAACTGTTAAAGTATGGGGCAGCAATAATCATGGTCAGCTCGGACTGGGATCGACCATAGATCAGCTTACTCCAGTTGCTTTGGGAGCTGGAACATATAAAGACGTTCAATTCAACGGCGCAAGGGCTCAAGGATGCACCATATGTCTTTTACACACAGATGGAACAATGTATTCAGCTGGCTACGCACCAAGACTTATTGGAGATGGCTATACTGCTCAGAGGACTGCAATTAGTCCAGCCATGCAAACAAATGGACTTAAGTTCAAAGACTTCCGTCTTTTTGGAACAGCTGCAAATGCATTGATTCTTGCAATAGACACGGAAGGATCGCTTTGGAGCTGGGGCTACAATGGAAATAACGTACTTGGTGTCGGTGGTGGAGCAAACGTGACGCTTCCGCAGAGAGTTATTCTCTAATATCACATGAATTTGTCGTCAATGGCATCGTTTGTCTGCAATAAGGTAGGCAGAACTGATACACCTAGCATTGAGTCCTGCAAAGGATTTCTCGGCAGGAGATACGAGCTAATATGGGATAGCCAGCTTTGGAAAGACTCCATGACCACAGTAACTGTGGCTGTTGCAGCTGGACAGCAAGACGTTCAGCTTGGAACAGACATTGACAGGGTGGTTGCAGTTCGATGCGACACTACTGGGCTAACGCCAGTACAGCAGGAAGCTGTATACTACATTGATCCGACTCTTTTTGATAAGTATGGAACACCAGCATCTTACGTAATTATGCCAGCTTCCACTACTGGGGGCGCAATTATACGCCTTGTCACTAGGCCATCCAAGGCAACCACAATAACTGTGCTTGGTAAACGCAAGGTTACATGCGTTAACCCAAGTGGAATCCTTCTGAATAGATCGTTGTCAGATTACACGGACTCACCCTATCTTAGGGGAATAGATCATAGTCTTTTGGCTTTTGCTGAGGGTGATATGCTAACAAGAGAAAGACAATATGGGAAAGCTCAGCTTGTTTATTCAGAGGCATCTTCGACTTTAAGGATAGCGTACAACCTAGAAATGGGCCAGCAGGCCAGCGAAGTCCAAGTATCACCAACTCATGGTGGAGAGTGGGGTCGTGATGACTGGGAGCTTGGTACAGCACTTCAAAAGAGCGACATAGGCTTGTAACATGCCAGTACTGGACAATACCCAGTCTGATGATCAGCTGTTATTCGAGGTTGAAGCCTCGTTTGATGGTGGAACGGATTCAAGGAATCTTCCTAGGTTATTAGGTCAAGGCCAATGTGCCGAGATGATTAACATTGATACTGCTGTTGACGGCACAGCTGTAACACGAAGAGGCACGGCAATTTGGGGTAGTTCTTTTTCTGGGTCTCCAGCTGGAACTTATCCAATTACTGGGATGGGCTTTTATAATACAAATGAAAGAACAGACTTAATTGTTGCACGAAATGGATATTTGTATGTTAAAAGCACTACTGAGGCAAATGTTGCTTGGACTAGAATAAACTACGAATCAACCAACTTTGCATTCTCAAACAATGTGCAGCCAGTATACTTCACAATGCTTGAGGGAAAAATGTTTTTCTCTAATGGAACTGGCGTACTGAAGTGGATAGAGCCACTTGCTGGAACTGCCAGTGGACTTGTTATTAAAGACTGCCCACAACAAGTTTTTGGGGTTTCGCCAAATACTACCACTTTACCAGCGCCATCTAACTTGATATTTCTAACTACACACCTAGGAAGGATTTTTGCAGTCGATAATACATATCCAGATACGATCAGAGTTTCAAGCGTTCTTAGCGCATCTGGAACCATGTCTTGGAATTCAGTGGACAGTTTAACCCTATCTGGCCTTAAGGGAATCTCGGATGGAGATGCGATTACTGGCATTGCGTCATGGACTGGGACTAGGCTGGTTGTTTTCAAGAGACACTCCACATTCGTGGTTGATTGCGATGGTGATACCACGTATTGGTCTGTCCAAAACATTGACGAGAACGTGGGTTGCGCTTCACACAGGTCTATTGCACGAGTTGGATCAGATGTTTTTTGGTTGTCGGACGCTGGGGTTCGCACCCTAGTAAGAACTCTTGCTGGTACAGAGAATCAGATAAGCGAGCCACTAAGCAAGCCAATACAGCCACTAATAGGAGACATATATAAAGCAAGTATTGAAAGTGCTTCAGCCATATTTTTCGAGAACAGATACATCTTATCGCTTCCAAGCAAGCCAGACGCAAGCTCACGTTTTTCTATTGTATATAATACTTTGACTAGGAATTGGACTGGCAAATGGATTGGCATGGATGGGCTATGTCATGTTAGGTATACAAACGAATTTATTGATAGCATATTTATTGGGATGCCAAACGGAACTGTGATGAGATGGCTTGGTGGGCAATCAGAATCAAATGAGTATTACAACTCATATTACGATGCAACAGTTCCAGTTTACGCAAGTCTAACTACGAGAGAATACTCATTTGGAGATTATGTTACCAAAAAATCACCATTTTCATTTGAAGTCGAGTTCCTTGAGTCATCATCCGTTGCAGATGTTTACTTGATTATGGACGGAGGATCAAAGGTTGCTGTTGTCACAGCTGCAACAGCTGCAAGCGGAATAGCTATTCCATTTATTTTGGATTCTACAAGTAGGCTTGGCACATCAAATTACAAAAGAATTGGTTTTACTCTTATAGGTAAGCCCCAGTTTAAGGGCATTCAGTTCTACGTGGCTGCAAGAGGATCATCGCCAAAGATGGGCCTAATTTCATTGGCAATTTCTGCCTATAAAGATAACTACATACCAGTTCAATCGTGATGACAACTAGGGAAATAGCTGACTTTGTATGGCTAAGATGGCCACCATTTCGTGTCGATAACATCATCGATATCATTGAGTGGTATGGCGCAAACAAACTTCTTGGAGTTGTCACAGATAAGGGTGCCATCCAAGCCGTTGCAATGATTCGTATAGTTAACTCAAAAGAAGAAGGTCTCGAGCATTACAAGCATGACCCAGACGGAAATATGATATGGGTGGACTTGATTGCATCGGATACAAAAATTTCCACGGCAGCCTTGGTCGCAATGCTGTTTGAAAACTGGGGCAAGAAACAATATGTTGGATTTCAGAAAAGCTTGAGGAGCACGTTTACACACGTATTCCCTAGTCGCTTGCTGGATAAAGTGTTACAAAGAAGCGTAACAGCTGGACTTGTAACTCATAGGAGCTAAATTATGTCAGTGCAATTAACTAGTCATGGAGTCAATTCACCTCTTTGGAGGGCTGCATCAAGCGTGCTAAACGGAGGCGGTTCCCCGCCCTCTGCTCCACCTCCCCCTCCCCCGCCAGATTACGCAGCCTCAAGTAGGGCTGGAATTCTTACTGACGTTGACTCTCTTGCTACACGAAAGTCTATTGAGAATGCTGCTATTTATGGGGGGTCTGCTAAAAATTACGGAGTTATAGAGCAGGACGGAAAGTACTATCAGAAATACGATGAAGATGGTAAGGCTCTAAAAAAGCCGAAGGAAATAACAAAGGAGGAAGCCTTCTCTACGTTCACCGCAGAGAACTCAACCATTGGCGCATCAGAAAAGCTCGCAGACTTCCAGAGAGCGGGGATGGATAAGAACGCTGCGTTTGGCCTAGAGCTAGCCGATAAGTATGGCGCTAAATACGTAGACCAAGCCAAAGAATTAATGGAGAGGCTTGACCCAGAGGGCACTGCTAATCGCAAGGAGCTCGCTGATGCGGTAAACAACAAGCTCGAGACAGTCAAGGGAGATGGGCCTGCACTTGAGGAAGTCAAGGCTGCTGCTGCCATGGAGAAGGTTGGCAACGCAAAAGACCAAGAGAAGGTGGATGACATTGCTGCTCTGAAGCGTGGAGACGTTAATGACGGAGGCGGTAATACGCAGGCCGTCAGATCAAGACTTGAGCAGGATATTCTCGATAACCTCAAGAACGGAGAGAACTTAAGCCCAAACCAGATTAAGCAAATCGAGGAGCAGACTCGTTCTGCACAAGTTGCCAGAGGCAATGCCACTGGTAACGCTGCTACGGCAGCCGAGATTGCATCTAAATACGACCTCGGAACTAGGATGGGACAGCAAAGAAGGGGTGAGGCCATGGGCTTGCTTACTTCTGGCCAAAGCACATACGACACAGCCAGCAAGCTTAGGCAGGAGGACAATGCCCTTACTCAGCAAGACTTGCAGAACAAGCTTGTTACCACATCTCAGCGCAATAGTTCTGCTCAGATTGATTACTCCAATTTGCTTAACTCCGTTTCGCAGAGAAATACGGCCACTCAGCAAGATTACGCAAACGCAATAACACAAAACCAAGCAAATAACCAAATTAAGCAGCAGGGCTTCGCTAATTCCCTCACAGCCATTGGTCAGCGTAACTCTGCCGAGCAGCAGAGGGTGGCAAATATGTCGTCTTATGCTGGATTGGCTCCAGTTGGGGCTATTGCATCACAGACTCAAGGTGCTCAAGCGTCACCAGTATGGACTGGCCAGCCAGCTCAAATGATGAATTTGCTTAATGTGAACGGAAACGCTGGAAACGATGCAGCTAAGTTTGCTTTAGGAGTTTTTGATACACAAAGCAGGAACTATGCCAGCTTGTTGAACTACAACGCATCCACATACGCAACTAATCAACAATATAACAGCCCAATGTCTTGGGTGAATACGATTGGTGGTGCTGTGGGTAACGTAGCAAAGATGTGGTAAAGGAGTTTTTATGGGAATGATTAGAGATTTACTAGGAATTCAAACTGCTGACGAGCAAGCTCGCACCGAGTATTATAAAGGAAAGGGCGCAACCGAAAGAGCTCTTGCCGAGGCAAAGATGAATGAAATGGCTCGCAAGGGGCGTGGTGAGTACACGATGGACGAGCTGGCAGATATTCGTGCAAAGGGAGCCGAGACGGAGCTCAAGCAAGCGAACATTAAGAAGATTGAGCAGGAGGCTTCTGATCTTGGATACAAAAACTCTGATGACTACAGAAGGAGTTTAGCCGAAAGGGCTGTGTCAGATAAAATGAAGGTTGATGCCGAGGCAGCAAAGATTACGGCAGATGCTCAAGATCAACAGCTCCGCACGGAAAATATGAGGAAGGATCGTGAAAGAGTTGAAGACGCAGTGTATATGCAAAGCGAACTCGGTAAATCAAAGGCAGAAGAAGCATCAAGAAATGCAATGCTTAAGTCTGCTCTTCAGAAAGACCCTCAAAACCAACAGCTATTTGTTGAGGCTGCTGCATCTGATGCTCGCCTAAACACTATTGGAGAAACCATGCGTCATCATCAAAATGTGGCGATGATTTCCATGGGCAATCAGCAACAATACCAGTCTGCCGTGCCTCAGTACTTTGCCTCACAATTCGGATACAAGGACAATGATGGGGCAAAGCAGGCCAGTGAGCAGCAGTTTAAGCAGAATTATTTTGAAGTTGAGACAACCACTGGAGGTGGAACTACTGGTGAGCCACAGAATAAAGTTAAAGCCTTCCTTCCTATCGACCGCTTGCAGAACTTTGCTGGAGGCATGCCAAATGGTGCGATGGGCGCTCAAGCTCAAGCTGATTCAATCGACTATATGAAAAATGCATTTCCGAGCGGGAACGTGCAGTATCCGCTTGGTCAGAATACGCCCGATCCAATTCAGCAAGCAAACTACGTTGCGTCTGGTGGAAGTACTATGTTTACTCCAGAACCAACGCAGGCTCCCGCTCAAAAGAAATGGGTATTTGATCCTACAACTGGTGGCATGAAACCGCAGAACCCCTAACGAGCCGTGGCTCAGTTAGTCAAAACTCCTTGGGGGGAGCTGGAATTCCCCGATGACATGTCTCAAGAGCAGATGGAATCTGCTATTAAGAACACTAAAGAATTCCAAGCTCAATCGCCTCAAGCAGAAGCTGCTCAGCCAGCGCCTCAGCTGACTCAAGAGGATCAAGCCCCTCAACAGACAGTAGTTCAAGAGCCTCCACCTCCGACTAAGAGCTTGCTTAGCGATGAAGAGAGGAATGCCATAACAAGCGCTGGGCAAGAGGTTCCGATGCTGGAAGCCGAGAAGGGCTCCACTGGATTGCTTGGACTTGGAAAGTATTTTGCACGAGAAATCCCAGCTGGACTCATGGATATGGGGTCGGCAGTCCAAAAAGCTTTTGGATATAATGATCTAGATAATTTGAGGGTGCAGCAGAAAGCCCTCGAGTTCATTGATGACAGAAAGAAGAAGGGTCTAACCACAACTGACGAGGACATTGATAATTTCTATGCTGGGTACAAAAACACTCAGCAGGAAACAGCAGAGAGCATTCGTGCTGCCCTACCAGTCGATGAGTCCGTAAAGAAGTCCACTGCTGGACAAGTTACAAAGTTTGTTGCCGACACTGGCACAATGGTTGGAGCTGGCATCGCAACTGGGGGTGCCTCGGCAATCCCCACGAATGTTGGATTCCTAACGAAGTGGGCGTATGAGGATGCAAAAAGCAAGGGAGCAACAGAGCAAGCAGCTAGACAAGCTGCCTATGCATACGCTCCGCTTGCGCTCGTTCCTCAGACAGCCCTTACCGAATCGCTTGCTGCTAGATTTATTAAGCCACTAGCACCCTACGTTGGTAAGGGGCTCACACTTGGGCAGGCAAAGAATGAAATACTAAAGTCCGTTGGAAGAGGTGCGTTGCAAGGTGGGACAGTGATGGGCATTCAACAGACTGAGCTAAATGCCCTCATGCGAATGATGGACATTGATCCAGATAGACCACTGACAGAGGGAGTTGCTAACTCAATAGGCATAGGTGCGCTAGGTAGTGGTCTAATTTCTGGAACTGGTACGGCATTTAACGCTGGAGCGACTATGGCTAGTCCAGAGAACAAAGCCTATAACCTAGCCAACCGAGTCACTGAGCAAGCCAAGCAAGCCAACCTTAATACAGACGCTCTCCGCAGGGCAGCTGGAATTCCAGATGGATCGACTGTCGAAAAGATGAGCACCAAGTATGCTCAAAACGAAGCTGGTCAGAATTCCACTGAAATCACCTACATCACGCCAGAGGGAAGGCGCATCACGCTGAAGGTTACTGGAGATAGCACTCCTACAGTCACCGCCAATCCTCTTCTTCTCGAAGCTCCGAAGCCACAGACCAACACTGGGCAGGGTGAACCAGTGCCAGTCGGCACTCAGACAACTCAAAGAATCAATCGTGAGACACGTCAGATTGAGTCAACCGAAAGCCTAGTGAACGGCCCAGTTTTATTTACGCCCCCTCCCCTAAACGCTGGGGATAATGTGCGTCTTGACCTAAAGAGCCCAGTCGGTGGCAAGACCACGTTTATTGAGGGAGAGGTGCTGCCAGACAAGTCGGGAGTGAGGATCAGCTATATCCCAGACGAGCTTGCTGGAGATATTGCACAGCTTGAAGGCACCACCACAGCCACTGGCCAGCCGTCCAAGATGCCCAAGATTGGTGACGTGGTACCCATGAGCGTGGCCGAAAGGAACTTTAGGCTTGCTGGGTATAGGGCCGATTCAGCTTGGTACAGTAACATGGCTGAGCCTCGCAAAAACTTCCCGCAAACGCAGTCCACTCAGACAGATCAACCAGCAGAACGTCCAGTTACTCAAGCTCAGTCTAACGCTATAACTCTTGAGGCTGCCAAGCAGAGTAAGCTTCCTCAGCAAGCTCCAAAGGGACAGCCTTCTGCCCCCTACTTCCCTACCGCTCCAGACAGATCGCAAGCTGGCACGCCCCCAGTCGAGAAGAAGAAGGAACCAGCTTTCCCACGCAGGAAACCAGAGATTGGCAGGAAGAAAGCTGAGAAGGAGGGCAAGCCTTACTTCCCTTCTGCCCCAGATCGCATGCAATACTCCGAGCGTGGCGTACCCACGCAAGAGCAGAAGTCTTACGCCTCAAGGATGGGGCAAGCACTGCTCACCGCTCTTCGCAGGATTGCACCCAAAGGCGCAGCCGAGTTGGAAATTTTCCTTGGCCCAAAGCCAGAGGGATATTCTGACAATGCAGTGGCAGCCTACGATCCTCGCAGGGCGATGATATGGCTCTCAGATCGGATCGCCACATTCAAACAGCAAGTTGGTGAATTCACCCACGAAGCTGGACACGTTTTCTGGGACACCATCCCCGATAACGTAAAGAGGGCTTTCGCCGAGCTATACGCAGCCGAGATGCGTACAAAGACTGGCCCTCTATTCAATTCTAACGGCAACATAAAAGACGGAATCTCCCCACGTATTGCCTCTGGCCAACAGCTCGAAACATCAGTGGCTCCTTGGGACACAGTGGGTCTGCGTGAGTGGTTTGCTGAGCGCATCATGGTTGAGAATGCGGATTGGGCCATGGGTAAAGCCACGACTGAAGGAATTGTCGGGCGCACTGCTGGAGTATTTAGAGATGTTTTGAGGAGAATTAGCGGAGCACTCGGACAAGGCGATGCAATGAACAACGCCTTCAAGGACTGGGCAAATCTTGGCCCTAGATATGGAATCAAGCCAGAGCTTGGCGAGCCAGCGAGCCCGAATGTGGCCACACGCCTAGTTCCTCGTGGATCAGTTCAAGAATCAACAAGACAAAACAAGAGCGAGGAATACGAAAGAATAGAAGAGGCAGCTGATAGCCAAAGAGGAAGGCCAGAGTCGGTGATGATGGACGTAACGATGAAGTTAAAAGAGGAAACGGCATCATCTCCTGTATTGATAGACTTGCTCGAGCATATTGGAGACCTCTCCAATAGAGCACAAAAAGAGAATGCTATTGGTAATGTGGATGAGAAGTTATATAAGGTTGAGAAATACAAGAGTAATGGTTGGGGAACATTAAGGCAGGCAATCGAACAAGGATATAGGGAGAATGCTGAATACAGAGTTCTGAAGTCAGTACCAGAGCTAAACGAGTTGCGGAATAAAGTTGGGCAGCCAGATGGGCCAAGGGGATTGTTCGAAGTTTACGAGAGAGTCAGAAATGAGCATGGCGACAAGATCAACGAGGAGATTGAAAGATCAAAATTAGTCGCAAGGCAGGAGCTGCTGAAATACGTTGAAGCTCACGAGAAGTATAATAAGCCAGTAACAAAGCTAGGGATGCTCGGGAAGGAGGCTGCCATCGCACTTGGTAAGCAAGATTTTCCAAGACTAGAAGCTGTTGTTTCTGAAATGAGGAAGTGGGTTGACGAATATAATGTGTCAACCCAACAGAAAAGAAGCGAGATGTTCACTGAATCTGCACAAGAATCCACTCGTGGGAAGGAAGAGGTAAAGGCCGAGCTTCCGAGGGGAGTTATTAATGATGCTGTAAAAATCGCCAAGGGGGAGCTTGAATCGGAAGACAGAAGGTTCCACGAAAACTTCTTTACTGATGTTTGGCCAAGAATAATAAAGGACTTGGGGCAGAAAACGCTTAAGCCAACTGCCTCTAATATAGAAAAGCTAACTGGCCAAGCCGTATCTGACGTGCTGTCCTTTGTCTCTAGGAATCCAGATTTCGCAAACTATTACTCGAAAGATATTGTTCAAGTTGAGAAGTATCTCGAAAGGGCATTCCCAGAGGTGCGTGAAAACCCAGAGCTCAAGACGGCATTCAAAATGTTTGCTGCTCTCACGTCTCCAGACACATCCCTTGAATCCAACATGGGCGAAGCTACAGACGTGTTCTCTCTTTGGCTGAAAGATAGGAACCTTGACTCAATAAAGATGGGCGAAAACGAGGGTGGCAAGCTAGTAATTACGGAAAGTCCATTCAGCCTACTTGGTTCTTCAAACGCAAATAAAGCAAGAGCTGTAAAGAATCTGGCGAAAATGATTAATGAGAATGGGGCAGCAAAGACAGCCGAGATTATGGCCAGCCCTAGGACGCAAAGGGAGCTAAACAAGCTTAGGGGAGAGCTTGGATATAAGTCTGGGATCAAGGGGCCAGCCACAAAACAAGTTGTGATGGAGGCGACTGGCCAAGACGTTCAGATACCATCAGCATACATATTCGGCCCAAAGGTGGGGTCGTACCTAATGAATTGGCTTGGTGATTCTAGGTTCACAACAATAGATATTTGGGAATCAAGATTTTCTAGGTCGTATTTCCCAGATTTTTTCAATAAAGTTGTCGGGGTAGACCCAAAGACCAAGGAGCCAATTTACAATACTGGACTATCGGAGGGTGAGGAGCGTGCGGTATTCGCCAACTTTGCAACAATCTTTAATAAGAACTTTGAAAAAAGAACTGGATTAAAACTCCCTGCTAGCGCCCTTCAAGCGCTTAGGTGGTTTTACATAATTGACGCAACTGGCAACGCTGGTTATAAAGGAGCACAATCAAATGAAGCAAGTTCGGAATACACAAGAAGAGCCCTCGTTAAACGAGACAGACTTAATGAGTCTGATAAGGAAGATTGGAGACGAGTCGCTAACGGAAGCGAAAAACCAATTCTTCTCCAACAATTCACAGGTGAAATCGCTTATCGAGAAGGGTCTGGCGAAGGACGAGCAGGAAGCCTCTCAGATGCTCAAAGACTTTATGATGTAAGAGAACTGACTCCAGAGGAGTTCGTTCAGACGGCAAGCAAGAACAAGTCAGAAGCCAAATTTGGAACCTCGGTAGACGTACTTAGCCCAGAGCAATACAAAGACTACGACCTAGTCCAAGCCTCGGTGGGTGGAGAGACTGCCACAGTGTCGGTATCAAAGAGCGGAGAGATTGGTTCTGTTACCAAATCCCAGAATGCGCCATCCACCCTTATTCGCACAGCGATGGACGCTGCCCTTCATTATCGTGGCGGGAAAGATATATGGCTTAATGGCTTCAACACAATTCTCCCAGAGCTGTATTCGGATTACGGATTTAGACCAGTAGCCAAGCTTAAGTTTAATGATGAGTATAGGCCAGAAGGATGGGACTATAAGGCTTACTCTAAGTACAACAATGGAAGGCCAGACGTTGTTTTCATGCGATATACTGGAGACTTCTCTGGGGACTATAAGGCCGAGCTTGAGAATGCTCCATACAAGGAGTCCTATGAATCGGCATCAGAGTTGGCCAGCGGTAAGCCTCAAATGTCCGAGCGTGGTCAGCAAGAGTTCCGCAATAACTTCGATGACGATGCCTATACCAAGACCCTTGGTATGCATCCAGCCGAAGTGCACGAGATGGCTGGAGCAGTAGCCAACCTAGTGAATAGCGCTTATGAAGGGCGTGTAGACCCAGCTGCGTTACGAGTCAGCACTGGCAAGCTACGAAGGCTTCTGGTGGATAAGTTTGCCGACTTTAAGGATTTCAAGAAGCTTATCGAGAAGCGTGGTTCCCTGCTCCCAGAAAGCTCTGACTTCCACACGCAGGAACAGAACATGCATGGGATCATTGGTGCAAAGCTTGAAGCTTTATACGATGCTCACGAGACAATCATCGGCACGCTAAAGGACTTGGGCCTCAACCAGACCATCGATGCTGTGGTTGGTGGGCAGAACGTGAACATGGGAATGATCGATCTGTACATGTATGCTCGTCATGCACCCGAGCGCAACGCTCGGATATTTAAGCTTAGCGAGGGGAAGAGCACGTTTGGCAGCGGAATGACAGACTCAGAGGCTGCCACGATCCTAGCCAAGCTATCCCCTTATGAAGCCAAGCTCTCGGCTGTGGCAAGAATGGTATATGACCTAAATAGGACAAAGCTCCGAATGATGGAGAATGCTGGCCTTATCTCTTCCGAAGCTCGGCAGGCAATCGAAACAAGATACCCGAACTACTGCCCCCTTATCGGGAAGGCTGGAGCCACAGAGGAAGAACAGTTCTCGCAGGACACTGGGATTGGGGCTGGCATGACCATGATTGGAAGAGACATCAAGCCAGCTAAAGGACGATACACTGCGTCAGCAAACATATTGGCCAACGCATTCCACCTACAGCAGAGGGCTGTGGTGCGTTCCGAGCGTAATATCACACTCAAGGCTTTGGCCAAGCTTGCTGGAGAGTTCACCGATAACGGACTTGTTGAGAAAGTGGTTGAGCTTAGGGCAAACGAAAACACGCTCACCCCAGAGATCGTTGTCTATAAAGAGAACGGCCAAACCAAGTATCTACGCCTGCTAGATGATGACCTCATTAAATCATTTAAGCAGTCTAGGGGTCAGCTGGATCAGATATTCAGTTTCTTAGGGAGGGGCACAAGACTGATGGCATCAATGGCCACCACTTATAACCCTGCATTCGCAGTTCCCAACCTTGTCCGTGACTTTCAGACAGCCATTTTCAATATGAGCAGTACCGAGATCGCTGGACTGGAGAAAGATTTTGCACTCAAGATGCCATCTGCAATGAAGGCTGTGTGGCACTCCGAAAGCCAAGCCTTTAGGAGCGGTAAGTGGAACAAGGTGGTGAGTCCTCAAGTGGCCGAGGCCATGAAGTACTATAAGGAATTTAGGGAAAACGGCGGTCAAATGATATTCATGGGACTGCGTGATGCTGAGTACTATCAGAAGAAAATGGATAGGCTCATGCCGAGAAATAGGAATGCAATCGAAGTGGCTGGCGAGGTTGGACAGAAGTTTATTCTTGGGCCATACAAAGAATTCCTTGAGCACATAAACTCAAGCCTAGAAAACGCCACCCGCTTGAGCGCATACATGACGGCTAGGGAGCGTGGCTTATCCCCCCAGAAGGCAGCCAACCTTTCACGCAACCTAACTGTGAACTTCACCCAAAGGGGGCAGCTCACAGCCCTTAATCAAATCTACATGTTCTTCAATGCCTCTCTCGCTGGCAGTGCTCGCATGGTTGAGACCATTTCATCTAGCCCTCGTGGAAGAGCTTTTGCGGGATCGATTGTGCTTGCTGGTTTCTTCCAGAGGCTTGCCTCTCGCTACCTATCTGATGAGGACGAGAATGGGATCAAGGAAGTGGATAAGGTGCCAGCCTACCAGCTCTCAACCAACATGGTGCAAGCCATTCCAAACGTGCCCAACTGGATTAAGATGCCCCTCGCCTACGGAGCGAATGTGTTCTGGTACTTGGGCACACAGATGGCAGACATGCTCCCGAGGGAATATGGGGGCATGGGCAAGAGTCCATTGAAGGCCACTGGCGAGTTCGTGAAGGCTGCTATGAATGCCTTCAATCCTATCGGAGGTGGAGCGGAGATAGTAAACTCCATAACCCCATCAGTTGCTCAGCCATTCGTTGACATCTCGATTAACAAGAACTTCGCTGGCCAGCCAATCTACCCAACGGATAATCCCTTTGACGCTTCTCCCGATCCATATGCGTTTAGGACTTGGAGTAATCCTAACCCAGCAATCGCAGGGATAGTGCAATCGATAGCAAGGTTTAGCGGTGGCAATGAGATTCGCCCCAGCCTAGCCGAGGATGCGCTGAGCACATTTGGCATGGGTGCCTTCGCAAGCCCAGAGTCGGTTGAGTACTTGTTCAAGAGCGTATTCAGTGGCCCCTATTCAATCTATAACGACTTGTCTAAAACATTCCACGGCCTTTCCACCAGCCAAGGCATCGACCCAAATAACCTCCCCATTGTTCGTAGGTTTATTGGCGCTCCCAGCGATAGGTCTGACAGCGTCTTGTTTAAGGAAGCTTGGCAGAATATCTCCACAGCTAGGGATGAGCTGAAGCTCTATATGAAGAACGGAGATAGGAAGAATGCTGATCGAGTGAGAGCTGAGTATCCTGCCGAGCTCGCTTGCTATGACCAGTTCAGCCGAATCAACTACCAGCTCAAAAGCCTCCGCACCCAAGCCAAGTCCTACAAGAGCAAGGGCGACACCGAGGGAGAGCTTCGTGTGCAGAAGATGATCCGAGAAACACAGACGCAAGCGCTTGGCCAGTACAAGAAGGCTGTTGATCGCATGGGTTCTAAGGCTGGAGATAAAGCATCAGACCAAGTAAAGAGCCTTTTCTATTGACCTTTGTGCGTAACAACGCATCCTAGTTACTTATGGGATGGCTCGACAATACCATCGGAAGAGGCATCACGAAGAAGAAATCGCCTGCTAAAAAGCCAGTTGCCTCAGCCCCACAACCCAAGCCTGCGCCAATAGTTTTAGCCCCAGTTGCGGTTGACGCAGTGGAGCTACTCACCCAAGAAGGCATCGATGCCATCATTGATTTTGAGGTGGGCGGTGGA